GTTGGCTAAGGGTGGTAAGACTAATGCTCAAATGAAGGCTATGGGCCGTAATTTGGCAAAAATTGCCAACCAGAAAAAACCCATGTCAATGGTTCGTAAAACGGGGATCTAATATGGATAAGCCAGTCAAACAAATACCTATCGTACCCAATAACAACGGGTACCCAAATAACGTGCCTAACACCCAGACGATGCGTACTCGTGGTACTAAAAACACCACCCGGGGTAATAGCAACAGCAAAAAGATGGGCTAAATGAACTACACCGAACTAACCGCTGCAATCAAGGCTTATTGTGAGAATGACTTCCCACAGGTAGTGGGGTCAGGCGGTCTTACGTCTGCTGATCAGATAGCAACATTTGTTCAGAATGCTGAAGAACGGATCTATAACTCTGTTCAGATCCCAGCCATTCGTAAGAATATGACGGGTGCCACAACTTCCGGCAATAAGTACTTGGCGCTGCCACCGGATTGGCTCTCTACATTCTCCCTAGCGGTGGTTTGTAATGGCCCGACTACCCTCCCAGACGGGCGGGTTTTTGCTTCCGGGGACTATCTGTACCTGCTGAATAAGGATGTGAACTTCATTCGTGAGGCATATCCAAGCCAGACAGATACGGGTTTACCCATCTATTACGCTGTGTTTGACTACAACACGTTCATTCTTGGGCCAATGCCAAACTCAAACTACACGGTTGAGTTGCATTACTTCTACTACCCGCCTTCGATTGTGACGGCTGGTACGTCGTGGCTTGGGGATAACTTTGAGTCTGTCCTTCTATATGGCTCCATGCTTGAAGCGGCTGCGTTTATGAAGTCCGATAAAGATGTTTTGGATAATTACACCACCCGCTACAACGAGGCATTATCGTTACTCAAGATGTTGGGCGATGCCAAGGATCGTCAGGACGCCTATCGTTCTGGTCAGGTGAGGTACCCGGTCAAATGATCCCTGATCTGTCCGGCAAGAAGATCGCAATCGTGGCTATGGGTAAGTCCCATAATCAGTTTGTGCTGGCTAAAACCCACTCCCAGCCGATTGATGAGGTCTGGGCGATCAATGCTATGGCAGGTGTGGTTTATCACGACAGGGTGTTTATGATGGATCCAGCGAGCCGGTTCTTGGATTCAGATGACGCTGGCACCCAGACTGGGATTATGCGATCTGTTCTTAAGTCCCACCCCGGCCCGATCTATACCTGCGAGTTAGACAGCCGTTGCCCCGGATTGGTGGAGTTTCCCCTTGACGAGGTCATGAACGCCTGCGGGACGGGGTACTTTAATAACACGGTGGCATACGCTATTGGATATGGCATTGCAGCAAAAGTGGCTGAGATGCACCTGTACGGGATTGACTTCTCCTACAAGAAGGTTGTGCATTTTGCCGAGGCTGGACGGGCCTGCTGTGAGTTCCTACTGGCTAAGGCTATGGAGCGTGGCATTAAGGTTGGGATCGCTCAGGGGTCTTCCCTGCTAGATACAAATGAGCCAATAGCAAGTAAACTCTATGGGTATCACAGACTGGCTGAACCATTGGTGGTAGGCATCGAAGACGATAAGTTTGTGACCAAAAAGTATTCCGAAATCAAAGATTCTTTGGAACCACAGGAGCCTGAGTACCGTGCTCCAGAAGCGCTGAGGACTTAATGTTTGAAGTAAAGATGGGGCAGATCCATAGCCCAATGATTAAAACCAGCGACTTTGGTGGCCTGCCGCTAGAGGATTTGGCTGAGGTATGCGCCGACAAGATCGTAGGTGTGTCTGACTCTGCGCCCCCGGCTATCCGTGAGCAGGCTAAGTATTTCCGGCAACAGATTGAAAAGACAATTTTTGAGTATTTAAAGAGGGCAGCGCAGTCTGAGAGGGCTACCTGTATTCAAGTTTGTGTTCAGGGCGGGGAAGAAAAAGCCGCTCATTTATTAAGGAGAAGTTAAATGGCTTTCACCGGTAATTTCATGCCAACATCTTTCAAGGTTCAGATCCTTCAAGGTGTCCACAATTTTTCAACCGGCTCCGGTCAGACCTTTAAACTGGCTATGTATGACAACAACGCCTCGTTTACTGCTGCAACCACGGCTTACACCACAACCAACGAAGTAGCGGCTTCTGGCTCTTATGTGGCTGGTGGCGGCACGCTGACCAAAGTTACTCCAATCTCTTCGGGAACCACAGCGTTTACCGACTTTGCTGACATCTCGTTTACCACGGCAACCATTACCGCTTACGGCGCCATGATCTATAACGATACGGCTACGGGTAATCCCGCAGTAGCGATTCTGGACTTTGGTGGTGCTAAGACTTCGACTTCGGGGACTTTTACCATTATCTTCCCTGCGGCAACAGCAACCGGGGCGATCATTAGAATCGCCTAAATGGACTAAAATGTGGCGACAATTAGTGGCTGGGGAAAAGGTTCTTGGGGGCAAACCCCTTGGGGATCTGACCAAACCAACGTCGAAGTTCCGCTTGGTGGCTGGGGCTATGACGGTTGGGGCACAACCGCTTGGGGTGTTGGCGGCGGTGTCCAAGCAAACGGCGCTGTTGGATCAGTCACAGTTGAAACCCAGAAAAATGAATCCGTCAACGTTACCGGCGTATCTGCGACAGGATCAGTTGGTCAGGTACTTGTCACTGGCGCTGCAAACGTCTCAGTCACCGGTGTTCAGGGACAGGGATTCGTCGGGCAAGTCCAAACAGCCACCGGTACTTCTTTCTCCGTCACGGGAGTCCAAGGCACCGGATTCATTGGGCAGGCCGCAGTCAGTGGAAGTGCAAATACCAACGTCACGGGGGTCTCAGGTAGCGGTTCTGTTGGCTCCGTTACCGCCAGCGCAGGGGCTAGTGTCACCCTTACCGGGGTCAGAGCAACAGGCTTCATCGGGCAAGCGCAAGCCACAGGCACGGCAAACGTCACCCTCACAGGGGTTAGCGGGTCTGGTCAAATCGGTTCAGTTACGGTTGTCCCGCAGACAGTCGTTCCGGTCACAGGCGTTCAGGCCACAGGCTTTGTCGGACAGGTCACTGTTACAGGTACTGGGGTTGTTACTGTTACTGGCGTTCAGGCGGTTGGCTTCATCGGTCAAGCAAATGTCGTCCAAAGCGCTTCGGTCACACTTACCGGAGTTCAGGGCACAGGCCAGATTGGTCAAGTCAACACTCAGGCTAATGCCGATGTACCTACCACTGGGCTACAAGCCGTTGGTCAGGTTGGGTCAGTTACAGCGTTTATCGGGGATGCCAATGTTTACCCAACGGGCGTTCAAGGAAATGCTCAGGTCATGTCTGTCTTTATATCGGTTTGGACTTCGGTTAATGACAGCCAGACCGCTAACTGGCAAAATGTCAATGATTCGCAGACTTCAGGTTGGGTACCCGTTAATGATTCACAGACCCCAAGTTGGGTCGATATAGCAGCGTAAAGGACTAAAAATGACTATCAACCGCACCACCCTTTTGGATCTCCCGCTTCCAGTTACTGGAACCGAGTCTGGTACTTGGGGAGATGTTACAAATAACGGGCTAACCCAATACCTAGATATTGCCATCGCCGGACGGACTGCGTTAACCAGTTCAGACTTTACCGCCGGTGCTTTGACTATTTCGACGACAGAGGGTGATTCTGGCGCAACCAACATCGTGGCTGGAAGTGCCCAATACGCCACTCTCTACGTATCTTCGTTGGCGGCTAACTCCACGATCACGGCTCCTAGTTCCAACCGGGCGTATCGAGTTATCAACGCAGATGCTACCTATACCTTGACGGTTAAGGCTTCGGGTCAGACCGGAGTTACATTCCCAGTCAGCACCTCTGGAACGGTTGTGTTTAACGGCACGGACTACCAGATCGTTGATACCTTCAGCACCCTGCTCAACGTTGATAACCTAAGACTAGACGGCAACACGCTGTCTGCAACCAACACCAACGGAAACGTCACGCTCTCAGCAAACGGTACGGGTCGGGTTCAGGTTACAGGTACTTCTGCGGTTGCTGGCGGGATTGAGTTTTATGAGGACACGGACACCGGCACTAACTACATTGCTCTGCAAGCACCATCAAGTGTTGCTTCAAACGTAAGTTTTACATTGCCCAGTGCAGATGGTACAAACGGACAAGTTTTGCAGACTAATGGTAGCGGTGTACTTTCTTTTACAACCCCGTCTGCTGGTATTTCCACGGGCAAATCGATAGCAATGGCAATGATCTTCGGATTCTAGTGTCCCTATTTAAGGAGTAAGTAATGGCAAATCCAAATATTGTTAACGTCACGACGATTTACGGTAACTCGTCTAGTACGTCTCTCACAACAACTAGCGCAACATCTCTAGTCAGCAACGCTGCGGCAAGCGGGAAGGTCTTCAAGATCAACTCAATTGTTGCGGCTAACGTGGATGGTACATCTGCGGCTGATATTACGATCAACGTCTACAGCGCAGCGGCTCTTGGTGGAACGGCGTTTCCAATCGCTTCTACCATCTCAGTCCCGGCTGATGCCACGCTGATCATTACGGACAAGACGACATCGTTCTACCTGCTTGAGAACCAATCCATCGGTGCAACGGCAGGCTCGGCAAGTGACCTAGTGGTTACTGCCTCGTGGGAAGAGATAAACTCGTAAGGATCTGAGATGCCCATTCACGGCTACCCCGGTAACGTAATTACCGCCAATCCAGTTGCACCAACATCAACGGTTGCTACTGGCGTTTGGACTACTGAACAACAGTTAAAGGCGGTTGCGGCTGGGAATTGGCCTTTTACGATACCGACCCAGCAAATCAGCCGTAGTCTCAGGTTTAACAGCGCAGACTCGGCTTATCTGAACAGGACTTTTGGGAGTACTGGGAATCAAAAAGCATGGACTTTATCTTTCTGGGTAAAACGCAGTAAGTTAGGCGATTTTTTTGATTTGTTTGGTGTTAATGCGGCTTCACCAGATCAGAAAAATTTTCGTTTTAATAGCGATGATACGTTAACTTTTTATGTTCAAACTTCTGCGGCCACAGTTGTTTATTTACAAACATCGCAAGTGTTTCGTGATGTATCTGCTTGGTATCATATTGTACTCGTAATAGACACAGCCAACGCAACAAGTGCAGACCGTATTCGTTTGTATGCAAATGGTTCTCGTATTACAGCATTTTCAAGTACAACATACCCAAGTCTTAATTTAAACATTCCAAGTTACAACACAGCAATTACTCATTATCTTGGGAGTTTTGGCCCCGGCACGAGTTTATTTGATGGCTACATGACCGAGGTCAACTTCATCGACGGTCAAGCCCTAACCCCATCCTCATTCGGTCAGATTAACGCATCCACAGGAGTATGGGAGCCAATACCTTACACCGGCACATACGGTACTAACGGTTTTTACGTCAACTTTTCAGACAACTCCAACACCACGGCTGCAACGCTAGGCAAGGACAGTTCAGGCAACGGTAACAACTGGACACCTAATAACTTCTCTGTAACCGCTGGTGCTGGCAATGACTCCTTAGTAGATTCGCCCACATCCTACGGAACCGATACTGGTGCTGGTGGTGAGGTGCGTGGGAATTACTGTACTTTGAATCCGTTGAAATCAACAGCGACTGTTTCAAACGGTAATTTGCAAACAGTTAATGCCGCGTCTAGTGGGTACTATTCTTCAACTTCAACAATTGAAATTACAACAGGCAAGTTCTATTGGGAGATTTCTGTTGTCGATGACGGTGTTAACGCGAGGTATCTTGGTTTTGGTATTGCCGCATCTTCGCTTGCAGTGCCTTCCATTGGAACGACTGTCGCAAACACTTATGCTAGTGGTTCGACTGGTTGGATGCAGACAATACGTAATTCAATTTCTGCTTATGGAACTGGCTTATACAACAACAACGCAAGCGTAAATACGACAACCCGTGCCACAACAACAGGCACTCGCACAGTCATGATTGCTTATGATGCTGACACTGGTAAGTGTTGGATGGGTTACGAAGGCTCATGGTGGACTGGCGACCCTGCGGCTGGAACGAGCCAATACTTCACTGCGGCAGCGCCTATGATGCCGTTCGTACAACCGTACAACGATGGTTCAAATGCAACATTAGTTCCAAATATCAACTTCGGTCAACGCCCATTCGCCTACACCGCCCCCTCTGGCTTCAAAGCACTCTGCACACAGAATCTGCCTATGCCGACCATCGGTGCTACTAGCACTACACAGGCGAATGATTACTTTAATGTGGTGACTTGGACTGGAGATACTTCATTAAGTAGAAACATTACGGGATGGGATTTTAATCTTGGTTTGCTTTGGGTTAAGCAAAGAAGCACGGTACGAGATAATTGGTTAGTTGACCGTGTTAGGGGCGCACAAATTGGTCTTGTTTCAAACTCAACAGCAGCAGAGGCCACAGACGCTACGGCAACCAATGCTTTTGTAGATAGTACAAGCCCTAATGCAAACGGATTTACTGCTGGTAATGGTTCTGCTGTTTGGGGAGGTGTTAATTCTAATGGCGGTACTTATGTTGGTTGGGGATGGAACGCTGGCGGCTCTAACGCTACCAACACCTCTGGCACTATAACCAGCACAGTCAGGGCGAATACGACTAGCGGGTTCTCGATTGTTACTTATACGGGCACAAACGCAAGTGGCGCAACTGTTGGACACGGGCTTGGCGCAGTTCCAGCAATGATTATTATCAAAAACAGAAGTTCTGCTGAGGCGTGGCCTGTATACCATGCGTACAATACTTCTGCTCCTGAAACAGATTACCTTGTATTAAACACAACCGCAGCAACAGCAGATGCTACAACTCCGTGGAACGATACGCTACCTACTTCAACTGTATTCACGCTTGGTAACTGGAACGCACTAAATGAAAATGGCTCTAACCATGTTGCCTACTGCTTCGCACCAGTAGCGGGGTATAGCGCCTTTGGAAGTTACACAGGCAATGGTTCTACGGATGGGCCGTTTGTTTACCTTGGGTTTAGGCCAAGGTTTGTGATGATTAAGCGGACTGATTCAACGGCCAACTGGGAGATTTGGGATACTACACGCTCTGTCTACAACCAGACTTACAACGCACTTTACCCAAACTTATCAAATGCAGAAGATGGTGGAAACCCAATCGACATCAATTCTAACGGATTCAAACTACGAGATACGGGCGGGTCAACAAATGCAACAAACACCGCTACCTACATCTACGCAGCCTTTGCCGAGTTCCCCTTCAAATATTCTCTCGCACGCTAGGTAAAACATGGACTACCCCGGTAAAGTCATAACCAAGAATCAGGTAACTCCTACCCAAATATCTGCTACGGGTGTATGGACGCTGGACGATGCTGCTGCTGCGACAAGGAACAACAACTGGCCCGTGGCCCTTGTTCCAAACCCCATCTCTAAAAGCCTAAGATTCAATAGCGCCGATACAGCTTATTTGAACCGCACTCCGAGCGTTGCTGGAAACCGTAAGACTTGGACTTGGAGTGCATGGGTTAAACTTTCAAAAGACGATTCTACTTTGATTTCTGCAAGGACAAACGATAGCAATAGAAGCAATTTAACAATTTCTAGCGGGGCTATAAATCTTGCAGTTCAAATTGCTGGTGTTGCTACCAACACAACATCGTCTGACTTGCTTAGAGATTATTCTGCTTGGTATCACATTGTTGTTGCATTTGACACCACACAAGCAACAGCGGCAAATAGAGTTAAGTTTTACAAAAACGGTGTTGAAATAACATCGTATTCATCTGCCCAATATCCTGCCCAAAACGCTGATGGTGAAATCAATAACAATAGCGCACATTCAATAGGAAGAATTGAGTTTTCAACACCAGTTGCTTACCTCAACGGCTACATGACCGAGATCAATTTTATTGATGGTCAGCAGTTAACCCCGTCATCATTCGGCATGACTAACCCACAGACGGGTCAATGGATTCCGCTTAAGTATTCAGGAACTTACGGGACTAACGGGTTCTACTTGAACTTCAAGGATGCGACCTCGACCACCACGCTGGGTTTGGACTACTCTGGCAACGCTAATAACTGGACTACTAACAACTTTAGCGTGACCGCTGGTGCTGGCAACGACAGCCTTACGGATGTGCCTACCCCGTGGGTTGCGTATAACACCACAGGCGATGTGGGCGGGGTGGTGCGTGGGAATTACTGTACGCTAAATCCGTTGCAAAACAGAGCCGCAGATACATTTTCTGACGGCAATCTAAGAGTAGTAACAAGTTCATCTAACTACGGAACTTTTACATCAACAATTGCTATTCCAACAACAGGTAAGTGGTACTGTGAAGCAACAATTGTTGCAACCCCAAGTTATCCAGCAGTAGGGATAGTGGCAATTGATAGTAATTTTACAACTACCTCTTGGATTGGAAGCCTAAACGGGGTTACTTATTACGGAAATAATGGCAACAAATATGTCAATACAACCGGTTCTTCTTATGGGGCAACATACACAACCAATGACGTTATTGGCATTGCGTATGACGCAGACAATGCAACCATTACCTTTTATAAAAACAATACCTCACAAGGAAGCATTACAGGCGTAACTGCAAGAACCTATTATTTTGGCGGTTCAGAGTTTGATGTTGCGTCTGGAACACAGGTTTGGAACTTTGGTCAACGCCCATTCGCCTATACGCCGCCATCCGGGTTCTTGTCGCTATGCACGACTAACTTGCCAGCATCGACTATTTTGGCGGGGAACCAGTATTTTGATGCAACCCTTTATACCGGCACAGGATCATCTCAAACTATTACAAATAGCGGATCTATGCAACCAGATTTTTTTTGGTCGAAAGGTAGGTCTGCCGCAAATGCTCACGTTTTAATTGATTCAGTTAGAGGCGCAACTACTTTTCTGTCCTCAAATAATACGGATGCTGATGTCACAACAACAAACGGAACTTTATCATCGTTTAATTCTAATGGTGTGACACTACAGGCAGACACAAACGGATACGCAAACTTTTCTGGTCGCACTTATGTCGGCTGGCAATGGAAAGCCGGTGGCACAGCAGTAACTAATACTGCTGGCACAATAACCTCAACCGTAAGCGCAAACACTACCTCTGGCTTCTCGATTGTTACTTATACGGGAACAGGTGCTAACGCTACTGTGGGGCATGGACTTGGGGTTGCGCCTAGTATGTATATTGTTAAATCAAGAACTGATGGTACTGCTCAATGGGTTGTATATCATGCTAGTTTAGGAAACACAAAATCTCTTTATTTAAATGCTACAAATTCTGCTGGAACTAGTAGTCTATGGTGGAATAATACTTCACCAACATCTTCTGTGTTTTCATTAAGCACATCTTCAGATGTCAATGTTAATACACAAAACTACGTTGCCTACTGCTTTGCCGCCATCTTTGGCTTCTCTGCGTTTGGATCGTACACAGGTAACGGCAGCGCAGACGGCCCGTTTGTTTATCTTGGGTTTAGGCCAAGGTATTTGTTGGTAAAACGCTCAGATTCTACTGGTGATTGGATTATTTTAGATACTTCAAGAGATACCTATAATCTTTGCACAAAACTTTTATATTCAAATCTTTCAAACGCAGAAGAAACTTACAACGTCACAGATATTCTTTCTAATGGATTCAAGCAACGAAATGTATTTGGTGCATTAAACGCCTCTGGAGGTACATACACCTACATGGCCTTTGCCGAAAACCCATTCAAAAATGCTTTAGCCCGATAACTTTTAAGGAGTAATTATTATGTTTGCAATAGTACAAAACGGTAACATCGTTCAACTCATCCAGCCGGATGTGGGCTTTACAATTGGAGAGAAGCAATACTCCGCAAGGTTTATCCGCAACGCTACAGAGGCAGAGCGCAAGGCCGTGGGTGTATACGAGATCATCTACGGTCAGCAACAAGACCAGCGGTTCTACTGGGTAACTGGCCCATCCTACCGTGTCAACGAGACCAACCAGACGGTTGAGGCTACCTACACCGCAACCCCAAAGGCTCTTGAGGACAGGTTGGAGACCAAGGAAGACGGCACGCCTCTGTTTGTGCAGACCTACAACGCCCAGACCGAACAGATGGAAGATACAACCGAACAGGTTGTTACCAAGGGTCTCAAGTCACAGTGGATCGCACAAACCAAAGCCGCTGCTAACTCAGAACTTGCCCAAACCGACTGGATGGTAATCCGCAAGGCCGAGCGCAACGTAGAGATTCCCGGTGGTGTAATGGCTGACCGTGCCGCTGTTGTGGCTTTGTGTGCTGAGAAAGAGGCAGCGATTGCCGCCTGCACAACGGTTGAACAGTTAATGGTTGCAGTTCAGGGGTAAATATGAAACGCATAGTCGAAGCGCAGGAGATTGACGGAACCATAGTGCCAAAGCACGAAGTAGAACTGCTTTGCAAAGCCTGTGGGTATGACTTGGATGAGTCTGAGTTAGAGGCCGACACCTGCGCCGACTGTGGAGTTGACCTAGACCTCCAGCAAAACGTAGCAATCCATACGACAACACTACCTGCTGCTGGTGGCGGGGTGTTCTGATGGGCGTCTGGGCGTTGACTTTCCTCTTTTTACTGCTACCTTGGGTGCTGTTTATTTAGGGACAGGGGAATGAATTTTGTCAGATATAGATCCGATTCTTACTGCGGCAAAGGGCGCAACGCAGGGCATAAAGTCTGCGATCCAGTCGGGCAAGGAGTTGTCTTCTGCGGTAGATGATATTCAACGTCTAGGTGTAGCCGAGTTACAAGCCAAGCAGGCATTTAAACAAAAGCAGCGGGTTGTTACAGGGGACACCACAATCATGACGGCCTTTGCCGAGTGGCGCAGATTAAAGCAAATTAAAGAAGCGGAAAACGAATTAAAGGATCAGTTAATAGAGCGGTACGGCAAGTTTGAAGCCGAAAAGGAATGGGCCGAGATTCAGGCGATTAAAGAGCGCCAGATGAAAGAGGTCAAAGAAGGCAAGGACGAGTTTGGTAGAGATTTGGCTAAATTAAGACTTTTAAAGGTCTGGTGCTTCACCATAGCGTTTTTCGTGGTAACTGTTTATTACATTGCTAAGGGACATCTGTAATGACCACCATTGCCGCTAAGTTTTCTACGGGAGAAATTGCCGCAGATTCGATGGTTAGCGGTGATGATAGTTTCTATTTAGTAGAGAAGTTACGGCATGGTAAGGATTGTATTTACGGTGCCTGTGGTGATTGGGACAAGATTCTGAAGTTCTATCAGGTAATGGAGTCCGGGGGTGACTTGGATTCTGATACTGAGGTTACGGTGCTTGCGGTAAAGCACGACGGTTTGTGGATATACGAGAGTTCGATCATTCCGGCAAGAATTAAGAATGATTTTTGGAGTATAGGGACAGGGGCCAACTTTGCCATAGCGGCGATGCATTTTGGGGCTTCTCCGAAGGAGGCGGTTGAGATTGCTTGTTTGTACGACTCAAGTTCGCATGGCCCTATTGATGAAGTAAAACTACCAAGGAAGCCCCGTGGCGTTAAGAAAAGTATCTGACGACGAAATTATCACAGCGATGAAGAGGTTTGGTAGCACTAAGTTGGCTGCCGAGCACGTCGGTCTGTCTGTTCGGGCTTTAGCCGGACGCAAAGCAAAGATCCAAATAAGCCGGGGGATCGCCCTACCTGCCTACTCTGCGCCACAAGAAAGTAAGCGCAATACGTTTATACCAGAGAATCGCAGGGTCATAGAGCACACGGTAGAAAAGGGTCACGTCTTTATCGCTAGTGACTGCCACTACTGGCCCGAAGAAGAAACCATAGCCCACAAGGCGTTTGTCAAACTACTAACTGAGTTTAAGCCTAAGACGATTGTGCTCAATGGGGATGTTTTTGATGGGGCTAGGGTAAGCCGCCATGCCGCCTTGATGGGTACTAACCCCCCTACTCCCAAACAAGAAATAGAAGCCTGCCAAGACCGCCTACATGAGATTGCCAGTGCATCCAAGAACGCTACTAAACTCTGGACTTACGGCAACCATGACGTGCGCCTCTTTAACTATATTGCTGCCAACGCCCCGGAACTGTCTGAGTTTAGTGACCTGTTTGCGTACTTTCCCGGCTGGCATACTGGCTGGCGTATAGACATAAATGGCTCAGTTATTATCAAGCACCGGTACCACAACGGAATCCACAGTACGTGGAACAATGCCTTGAAATCGGGTAGATCCATTATCACCGGGCATCTACATCAGTTAAAAACGACCCCCTTTAGTGATTATGACGGGCGTCGCTGGGGGGTCGATGCCGGGACGCTTGCTGAACCATATTCAGATCAATTCACGTACACCGAGATGAATCCAGTCAACTGGTGCTCAGGGTTTTGTGTATTGACGTTTGAGAATGGGAAGTTATTGCCGCCCGAACTTTGTGAAGTGATAAATGGGGTGGCTTACTTCCGTGGGCAAAGAGTATGAGTCCTTGGTTGATTATTCTAGTAGGTTGCGTTTATGCCTATATTGGATTTGAGCAATCAGCAAAGGGTAACTTCTCTATGGGAATTGTTTTTGCCGGGTATGCCTTTAGCAACATCGGTCTGTATCTAGCAACAAAAGGGTAATTAGGGAATGGCTGAGAAACTAAACGCTAACGACACGCTATCTAAAGTGCTGGCGTATGTTGACTCGCCGTTTAAACTATTCGCCCTGATCCTCATGGCGGTGCTGGCCTTTGGTGGCTGGATGCTGTACGACAATAAAGACCTGATCGTAGGCACCTATAAAGAGCACCAGAAGTTGCCGGACATTGTAGAGGACAGGGTTGAGGATGCCGTAGCCCACCTATTTAAAACCACGGGGGCTACTACCGTGGCGGTGTTTAAGGTGAACCCCCTGCTTGGAACCCGGGTGCAGTATCGGGCGTACACCAAGGAAGGCAGGGACAAGACCAATGACGGGTTGGACGTAGGACTCTTTACCGCCAACCAAGCCAACAATCAGGACGTGGTTTCGCTTATGGCAGGTACCGTACCTTGCGGGGAATACAAGGCGGCGCAGTCAGAGATTGGCCTTTGGTACATCGAGAAGGGTATGCGGTTTGGGTGCCGGATTAGTATCCCGCCTGAGCCCAGCCGGTTCATCGGACAGATTACCGTGGGCTGGGACAAGCCCCCCGCTGATTTAGATCAAACCCGTGCGATGCTCAATATCGCCGCAACCATGCTTTCAAGGAGTAAGAAATAATGTTACCCATAGCCGCACTACTAAGTATCGGGGAAAAGGTTCTGGACAAGGTTTTGCCTGACCCAGAGGCTCGTGCCAAGGCGCAGGCCATGCTCTTAGAGATGCAACAAAAGGGCGAACTTACCAAACTCCAAGCGGACATGAATGAGCAGGATAATCTGACCAAACGGGCTGAGGCCGATATGAAGTCAGACTCGTGGCTATCTAAGAACATCCGGCCCATGACGCTGATCTACATTCTGACTGCCTACCTAGCCCTAGCCGTGATGGATGCTATGGGGCTGGATATTTCTGACAATTTCGTATCTTTGCTGGGCCAGTGGGGCATGCTGGTGATGTCATTTTATTTTGGAGGACGCACGCTTGAGAAGGTCATGGATATGAAGGCCAAACAAAAATGAACCTGACCGCTAACTTTTCCCTTGCTGAGATGGTGAAGTCTGATACTGCACTGCGGCATGACATGGACAACACACCCGGGGAGACTGAGATTGCAAACCTCAAAACCCTCTGTGAAAAGGTACTCCAGCCCGTCAGGGATCACTTCCAAACCGGAGTCAAGGTCAACTCCGGGTACCGCAGCCCAGACGTTAATGCCAAAGTTGGGGGATCACGCACATCAGACCATTGTAAAGGACAAGCAAGCGACATCGAGATTCCCGGTGTCCCCAACGCAGACCTAGCCGTGTGGATCATGGACAACCTTGAGTACACCCAGTTAATCCTTGAGTTCTACACCCCCGGGGTGCCAGATTCGGGGTGGGTGCACGTCTCCTACGACCCTACTAATCTTAAGAAGCAAAACTTGACCGCTACCAAGCAAAGCGGTAAAACGGTGTATCTAAACGGACTTGTTGCTTAATGGCCTTATCACGCCTTCAATTTAAACCGGGTCTAAACCGAGACCAGACGAACTACGCCGGTGAGGGCGGGTTCTATGAGTGCGACAAGATCCGCTTCCGGTCAGGGTTCCCCCAAAAGATTGGCGGCTGGCTGCGCTACGGCCTATTTACGCTGGCTGGTATATGCCGTCAGATGTATAACTACATCACCACCGAGTCCGACAACATCATGGGCTTGGGAACCAATGAGAAGTTATATCTTGAAACGGGTGGCAACTTAATTGATATCACCCCGGTTCGGGCAACCTTTGTTAGCCCCGCTACAAACAACTGCTTTGATACCACTAACCTGTCAAGAATAGTAAACGTCAATATTGTCAACCACGGCGCTACGGCTGGCTCTTACGTGACCTTTTCAGGTGTTGTTGGCCCGATAGGTGGAATCCCGCAGTCCCAGTTCAACGCAGAATTCCAGATCCAGACCGTAGTGGATGCGGATAACTTCACCATCCAAACGACTACAGCCGCCACTAGCACGACAACCAACGGCGGTGGTACAGCCATCACGGCGGTCTTTCAGATTAATATCGGCAACCCGTATATCGCCTATGGATACGGCTGGGGTGCTGGTGCTTGGGGCCGCCTAGCATGGGGTGAGGGATCGCTTACTCCGGTTGTAGATGAGCAGCGTGATTGGTTCATGGATAACTTTGATAATGACCTGATTGCCAATATCCGCAATGGCCCGATCTATATCTGGGAGTACACGGGAGTATTTAATACTCGTGCCGTTCTTCTTTCCTCTTTAACAGGAGCCGCCAGTGTCCCCGTCCAAGCCATGCAAATTCTTGTATCACAAAACGATAAGCATCTACTCGCTTTTGGCTGCGTGCCTTACGGTTCTAGTAGCGCTGGTGATTTTGACCCCCTTCTTATTAGGTGGGCTAATCAGGATGATCCTGTTAACTGGGCGCCAGCCGCGACAAATTCCGCAGGTTTTATCCGAGTATCTCGCGGATCAAGGATTATCAGGGCGCTACCTACCCGGCAGGAGACATTAGTATTTACTGACTCGCACCTGTATTCGTTCCAATTTACAGGTACAACAGATGTGTTTTCGTTGCAGGAGTTGGCTGATAACACCTCAATCATGTCTCCACGGTCTTGTATTTCGGCTAACAACGTAACCTACTGGATGGGTACAGATAAGTTTTATGCCTACTCAGGCCGAGTTGAGACGCTACCTTGCACGCTGCGCAACCACGTATTTAATAACTTTAACTACAACCAAGCGGCTCAGGTTGTCTGCGGCACGAACGAAGGCTGGCATGAGATTTGGTGGTTCTACCCAAGCCAGAACTCCGGTGTAAACGACAGTTACGTGATCTATAACTATATGGAGCGTGTCTGGTACTACGGCTCTATCAATCGCACGGCTTGGCTTGACACGCCTCTACGTCAGTATCCGCAGGCGGTTGGTGGGAACTACGTCTATAACCATGAGCAGGGCACGAACGACGATACCTTGCCAATGACATCCTATGTGCAGACCAACGACATTGATTTAGTAGATGGCGATCAATTCATACTTATTAAAAGAATCATCCCTGATATTAACTTTGAGGGGTCTACGGCAACAAGTCCTCTCGTGTACATGACAATGAGGCCACGGAACTTCCCGGGGTCAAACTACAAAACAACCAATAACCCATCAGTTACCCGATCTACCACGGTGCCGATTGAGCAGTACACCGATCAGGTATTTATCCGCGCCCGTGC